TTATATTTGATAAAGAATTTCAATAGATTGGGTTTTCTTCATGTAAACAATTTGACGTACAAAACTTCTCAGCGTTATATTTTTAATACTTTCGCTACAATTTTCATCCTCTAGGATGTCAAGACTCTTTTTAATAGTTTTACTTAATTTTTGGAAATCATCCTTTTGGCTAGATTCAGGCTTTTTATTTTTTTCGAGTTCAGCAATCGTTTTAAGGATTTTTTCTTTGTTTATGCGGTACTCCTCAAGGGAATCAATTCCGGCTTCATAGGCATCTTTAACACGTTCAAGTTTTTTTCTTTCTTTTGCTATCAGAGTCGGAGTTATGTCTTTATTATCTTGTTCTTCCGCAGCTTTTTTATATATTTTAAATTGCTGCGTTTCGAGGTCACTTTTTAATGCGCTTATCACAGAGGAATTAAGTTTACTCAAACTTACGCTGTGCGAAACTTCGCACGTACCTTTTGAGTATCTATTACACTGAACCCTGTCATTTGTTGCATAAACCAAAGCACCGCCGCAGTTGCTGCATTTGAGAAACCCTTTAAGCATAAATTCGTTAGAAGATTGCCTTGAATGTTTAGGATACAATTTTTTCTTTTCAAGAATCATGTTTTGAACCTTATCAAAAGTCTCTTGATCTATAATAGGCTCATGCATACCACGACTTATTATTGTGTCCTTACAATTATAGTCGCGTGTTTTGGTTTTTATGGGAGTCCATGTTAATTTACCTGTGTATACTACATTCCGTAAGACGTATTCAACGCCTCTGTTTTCCCACTTGTTTCCGTGCTTAGTTTTTATCCCCATTTTATTAAGTTCTTTTGCGATTTCAAGACAACCTTGACCATTTAGATACTTATCAAAAATCATCTTAACAATGGGAGCAGCTTCGGGATCAGGTATAAAAACATTGTCTTTTATGTCATACCCAAAAGGTGGAGCACTAACAACTTCGCCCCGCTGCGCCTTTTCGGTCATACCTCTACGAACTTCTTCGGCAAGATTAATGCTATAGTATTCGTCCATTGCTTCAATTAAGGCTTCAATTAGTATTGACGTCTTATCTTCTCCAAGTTGTTCAGAAACTGAAATAACATCTATACCACATTGTTTGCGGAGCATAGATTTATAAACTATACTGTCTTCACGGTTACGGGCAAAACGGCTGAACTTCCACAATAATATAACATCGAACTGTTTCGGTTTCATTTTTGCGGTACCGATCATTTTCATAAATTCCGGACGTTTTTCAGCTTTTCTGCCACTAATGCCCTCGTCAATAAAAACAAATTCTTCCGGTAGTATCATGTCATTTTTACGTGCATAATCTCTTATAGCCTTTAACTGGCTGTCTGGTGAATATTCAATTTGATCATCAGTTGAAACACGTATATATGCAGCTGCTGTTTTCATTTTAACCTCCTTGTATTTACATGTCTTGCCAACTGGCAAGTTTTTTTGTGTATTTTTCACATATCATAGTGTTGATTTTTGACATTTTAAAACTTCTACGGCACGAAATGCAACTTCTACGACAAATCTATTGCAATCTGAAATTTGCCGAGTATAATAATAACTGTAATCCGGATTCGACAAAATACGATAAAAGGAGGCATTATTATTCTTCATCTTTAGCCAGAAAATTAATATACTTATTAGCCGCTTTTTGACCGAATGGATCTAAACTGTCATACTTATTTATAGTATCTTTACGCAGTTCTTTTAAATACATTTCCTGACGTTGTGCTTCATCATCAGCGGATTGGTTAAGGGTGTTTTCGATATAGAACAATTTTGAAACATTAATATCCAACGTATCAGCTATTCTATTTAAAACATCAATAGGCGGTTGGGATATATTCAATTCATATTTTTGAACAGTTGAAAAACCTTTTCCAATTTTATCCGCAAGTTCTTTTTGCGTAAGCCCTTTTTCTTTTCGATATTTTTTTATATTTTCTCCAATTGACATACTACTTTTTGTTATAGAATCAGTACTTATAAAATTATCGGTCTCTTGCGTTAACTTCTGAACTTCTTGGTGTGAAACTTTTTTCCATATAATTTTACCGCTTCTTGGATCCTCATCTAACTTCTTAGTGTTTTCAATGGCTTCGGATATTTCTTTGCCATTGAGGACTTCAAGAGGAATACATAACCCATCAGCAATTTTAAAGGCTATATTTAACGCAACGTTTTTTTGCTTTCTGGTAAATATACTTCTGACAGTTGAATCAGATAAATTGCATAATCGTGCGACCTCGGGAATGGTTAAGTCTTTGCTTTTCATAATTTTTTCTAATACTTTATAAAATTCCATCATTATTTCTCCTGTGTTTTTTTTTATATTATATCATAAAAAATCACGCATTGCAAGAAGAAAGGAACAGTTTTTATTCCTGTTCCTTTTCCAGAATATCTAGGTCGCTTTTGCCAATGGTTTTTAAAACATAAGATTTTAATAGTGCATTTGGAGTAGTCCCATTATCTTTTGCATATTGTTTAAATTGTTCTGCATATTCCTTGCGGAGTTTACATGCTACAATTTTCATGTTTTCTTTATCCCATTTATTATTAGCAGCCCTTTTTGAACGTGGTACAGTTATATACGTCACCACCTTTCATGTATATATTATAACACATTTCTTCACTGTTTAACAGTGTTAAAATAAACAAAATACACGGTTAAACTTTGTGTACAATGCCTATTGAATACACGGTTAAACAGTGATATAATATAAACATGGAAAGGAGGTAAGGACAATGGCTAAACAAAAGCCGAAAGGCAAAAAGAAAAGCACTAACAAATCAGAGACCATGACAAAGCTTCTAATAGTTAATGCTTTACTTCAATTAATTAAGTCAGCAATCGAGTTAATCGACAAGCTACTTGATTAAAAAAGGGAGGAAAACCTCCTCCCTTATAAAATACCATAAAATTAGCCATTTGTCAAGAATTATGATTACTTTAGTTTTAGACGTAATTAGCATTATTCTGCTGATAGCAGTTGTTGTAATTGGATTAAAGAAAAAATAAATTTATGAGCTGACCTACCGGCTAAACGGGGAGAAAGGTTTTAGTATGAATGACTTAATCAAAGTAAATTATGAAAATTCAAACCGTCCTACAGTAATGGGTAGAGATTTGCATGAGGTTCTTGAAATCAAAACAGCATATAAAGATTGGTTTCCTAGAATGTGTGAATATGGATTTATTGAGGGTGAAGACTTTTGCTCAATTTTGAGCAAAAGTGCTGGAGGTCGTCCTAGCACCGACCATCAACTTACAATTGACATGGCGAAAGAAATCTGCATGATTCAGCGAACGGATATTGGCAGAAAAGTCAGAAAATATTTTATTAATGTTGAAAATGAATACAAAGAAATTAAACTGACAAATCTGCGAGAGTCCAGACCAGACAAAGACATGAATTTTAAGGTCAAAGAAATGAATGCTCGTGTAAGAATGTCAAATCAATACTTAAAATTAGCCGCTGTGGATACAGTTTCGCCACAGTACAAAAACATTTTAGTAGCAAAATCAGCTGAAGTTCTTGCAGGAGAACCATTGTTACCATTGCCAAAATCAGAACAGAAAATGTATTCAGCAACTGAAATCGGAGATATGTTTGGTGTCACGGCTCAAAAGGTTGGAAGAATAGCTAATCTTAACGGCTTAAAAACGGAAGAATACGGTGAGTTTTATCGTGATAAGTCTCCTTATTCAAGCAAGGAAGTTGATGCGTTCAGATATAACGATAGGGCAGTAGAACAATTTAAAAGACTTTTGGCATAAAAAATTCCCCTCGTGAGAGGGGAAGGAAATTGTCAAAATAGTGTATTGAATAAATTTATTTTTTATATATTTTGTATGTTCTACCATACTTTTCACGACGTATTAATTTTTCTTTGTGGTCGAAAAAATAAAGTTTTTCGCTAATATAAGATTTAATATCTTCATCATACATTTTATAAATATCTGTCTGAATTATTCCTGGATTTTCAGATATAATATTTAAAAGATTTTCGCCGAGTGTAGGTATAATATCTTGTTCTATTTTTTTTAAACGGATTTCCTTATTTATGAGGCTTTGATAGTTACTTTTTATGTAAGCTAAACGTTCTTCTTTAGGCTGAACTAATTCAAAGCAAGGATTTTGACTGTCGAAACATTTCATATGCATGTTTTCAAAATATTTATAAAAACATTCACCTTTTTCTTTACATTCATTTTTATATGAATAATAATAATTAATAAATTCAACAAGATTTTTCATTTCATCGTCAATTGAGTTTGAGATAGAACATTGTTTGCATAGATTAAAAAGTTTTCCATCATGTACACTGATAAATTCCCTGTTTGCAAATTCCCATCCCCAAGGCAATTCGCCATTTTCATCAAGTTTATCTAATCTTCTCCCAAAAGTGTTATGGTTATTGTCTTTTGGAATAGATATTAACTGATTTTCAGCAAGTATTGTAGCTATTTCACCTAGAGATTCTGCCTTCTTTAAATTTTGTAATACATTTGATTTATCGTTTTTCTTTTTAGACGTTATTTTTTCTTTAATTTTCTTGAAAAATAACATTTATATCACACTTCTTATTTTTATTAAGCAATCATTTTACTAATTATTCCTATAATTATCAAAACAGTAATTATACTACCCCATAAGATAACCTTAGATATAGTGTTCCAATATAAAGTTGCTTCGTTTATCTTTTTTATGACGAATATAATACCTTTTATTAAATAATATATCACATAATATGCAAAATAAAGCGGGAAAACAACGCACAAGGCAAGTAACGCAATAATAACTCCTGTAGTTCCATCTATTCTACTACTTATTCCTACATAAACGTTACCTATTTTTTGTCCGAAACTTACACGCATATTTTTAATACCTACCTTTTAATGTAAAATATATTAAAATAATACCATATCAAACAAAATAAATCAATTCGCATATCACAAAAAATATCTAACACAATTTTGTTAAAATGTGACAAAAATCAGCAAAAATGAAAAAATTGACATGATATTTATATATGATTGTTGCGTGTTAACTCAATAGCTATTACTTTGTTAACGACTTCTTTGCTAATTTCATCTAGTTTTCTATAGTTTGCAAGTAGTTTAATTTCTTCAGAATTATGTGCAACGTCTTCCTCCATTTCATTGTCGAATTCATCTTGAAACAAATAGTTAGCATCTACAGAAAGCACGTCCATTAATTTTATAAGAAATTCTGTTTTTGGAATACTAACATTTTTTTCGTAGTTAGATATTGCAGCTTTTGTACAATTAATTTTATCAGCTAACTCTTGTTGAGTTATTCGTAACTCTTCTCTCTTTTCTTTGATTCTTGAACCCACGCTCATATTAACACGCCCTTTCTTTTCGAATTATACCATATATTTATTGGCAGGTCAATAAAAAAGTACAAGATATTTTAACTTTAGTCATTATAGTCAAAAATGTTTTTATAAATTTGTAAGAAATATGTACAAGATTCTTTTACAAAAGTGTTGACAGTTAAAGAAAGTTGTGCTATACTAATAACAGTCAAAGAAACTTTGACAAAGTACAAGGAGGTGAAAACAATGACAAATATTTATGATGATGTTGTAAGAAACAATATTAAAAAAATCATTAAACAAAAGGGATACAAACAATGTTGTGTTGCTGAAAAAGCAGGAATCGAAAGGAATTTGTTTTATCGCTTGTTAAGCAATCAGGCATTTGATTCAAAGTACATTATCCCTATATGTAAGGCTTTAAATTGCAAACCGAATGAACTTTTTAAATATGAAGAAACCAAGTCAGCTTAGTGAAAGGAGAAAATTATGGCTAATAAAATTAAAGAAAAAACTGATGTTCAAGTTGTTTTACTTCGACAGTTAAATGAACTTAGAGAAAAACAACTTAAACTACCAGTTCGAGATGTTAAGCGTTATACAAAACTTTCAAACGCAATTTGCGATACGGCAAAAACTCTTTTGACGTATTTTTAAATAAGCCACTTGCTTTAGGAGGAAATTATGAAAAGTCAAAAAAATCTCTCAGAAAGCAAAGTAGAATTACTTCCTGAGAGAATAAACGATACGAGTAAATTAGCCGAGGTGATTCCTGATAATATTACAGTATCAGAAATCGCAAAAGACAGAAACGGCAATCCTGTGTTTAACCCCTTTGGTTAATTTATTGTATATGTTTTCCAAGGGATTCTTGCAAGGTCGATATTCGCCAGAAAATTTACAATATCTTTTCGACCTTGATAAGTAGGTGTGCCGTGTGAATCCTGCGCCATTAAAATTATCGGCGAGGGAAATACGCTACTCATAGCGTTTCTAAAGGAGTTAGCTTCAGAATCATTATTTAAAACGTGGGGTTTTACAATAATAATTGAAAAAGTAACGCCTTGCTCCTTGATGATTGCGCCATCTACTTTCATTTATATATCACCTCTTTTCTGTAATATAATATTTTAATTATAGAATAATTGGTGAAAAATGTCAATATATTCCAGATGAAATATGAAGCGATAAAAATATGACGAAAAATTTGGTATGCAATAAAATGCAAAGGGACAATCAATAGCAACATATTATTAAAATATAGAAAGGAGATATTTTAAATGGGTAGAAAGAAACAAACTGATATTTTTCCGCATGTTAGTTATATCTGTGTTGGAGACGAAGCCCCTGTTAGATGGGATTCTCTAAGTAAAGAAAAGAGAGCGGAGTACTCAAAAAAAATGATGGATAAGGTTTCCGAAAACGTGAGCCGGCATATAAATGCCCACCCCGAGGAACTAGAACCATTGTTATAGTAAAAAAATCAAGGAGAAAACCAATGAACAAGAAAGAAAAATATATAATTTATGTAGCCCAAAAGTGCGACAAAATTAAGGAAGAATTGACCGACAAATTAGATACTGAAAATACCAACAAGGTATTTGAACTGCTAGTTCTGACAAGAAGTTTGGCGGTAAACATAATAGAACAATACGTAACTAACAAGTCTGAATTAAATCAAATCGATAGAAAAATCAAGAAGTATTATAATATCACCGGTAAAAATAAAAAGACGTTGACTGAATTATCTAAAGCCCGTGCATCAGCAAATAAAGTGTATTTGGAGATGTTAGTCACGCTGGGCAAGAATTTATGGTTAATATTAGATTTATGGAAAGTCCACGGCGGTAATTTTGAGAAACTTTGCAATATATGCAATATCAGTCATGAAAAAGGACTTGAGTTAACAAAAACGCTTGAGGAGCATTCTTTTGCGGAATCCATATTTATAGCTAATTTGGACTATAAGAATAAGGGTGATTTCATTGAAGAAACTCCAGATGCCCCATTAACAATTTGTATTAAGGAATATATGATGGATCAGATTTTGAACACTGAAAAAGGCTCCAAGGCTGCACATGAAGCATTTGTGAAGGTATTTGGTCCGTATTAAGGAAGTGAAACCAATGAGAATAAAAAAGGAATATAAAACACTGATACCGCCGTTATCGCCGGAAGAATATCAGTATCTTGAACAGAAATCTTATAAT